TGGCACTCTGCCTTCACCGATTTCGGCTGCCACCACTTACTACGTCCTGAGTTACGCCGCTGATACCGGTGCGCTGACCGTCTCGACTGCTGCTGGTGGCACGATCCTCCCGATCACCGACGATGGCAGCGTGGCGTCACCGAATGAGTTCGAGGTGTATTACGCCGATTACGCAGCCGTTGGTCAGGTGCAATCCTGGTCGTTTGAGATCAGCCGCGCTGAGATCGACGTTACCACCATCGGTCAAACCGCTGGTCAGTACGCACCGTTTAGGACTTACATCCCTGGCTTTGCGGATGGCACCGGTACTGCTACCGTCTACGTGACCAACGAGGACACAGCACTGTCCAACCGCATGGTTGAGGACGTGCTGCAGCGTCAGCAGGTCGGTTGCGCGTTCAAGCTGTACACCGACAAGGCAGCGACAGAAGCACTGAGCCGCAGCATCAGCATGGATGCCGTGTTGCTTACTGCTAGCCTCAACATCAACCCAGACGATGCGCAACAGGTGGAGATCACATTCCGCCCAACCGGTGCGCCATCGTTTGACTTCAGCACGAGCGCTTGATGTCCACCGCACTTGCACGCCTGAAAAAGGCAGCTAATCTGACGCCTTCTAAGCGAACTGTTGTTCTCAATGACGGCAGCGAGTTTGAGTTTTACGCGACGCCGCTAACCATGGCCGAACGTGAGCGGGCGCAGAAGATGCCTGGCGGCGATGAGACCAATGGCTTTGCCCTGAATCTGCTTGTCACCAAAGCAGTGGATGATACAGGCCAGCGGTTGTTCCAAGCCGGTGAAATTGCCGAGCTGAAGAATGAGGTGCAAGACAGCGACCTGCAGGCCATGATGCTTGCGATCATCACGGAACCGGAGGCTACCGAAGAGGTAGACATGAAAAGTCCTCAAGGTAGAACTAAAGCGCGATAACCTGCTGATGCTGCAGTTAGGTGTAGCTAAAGAACTGGGCTACACCTTGACACGGCTTAAATCAGAGCTGACCATAGAGGAGCTGCTTCTGTGGTCGGCTTACTTTGATTTGATCAATGAAGAGCAAGAACGTAGAATGAAGCAACACCGACGGTAGGCCGTGTCTGTCGTAGCAAACGTTGCTATTAACGTTGACAGCCGCGCCGCCGTTTCAAAGCTGCGTGACGTTCAGTCGCAGGCCGGCGCAACGCAGCGTGCATTTGATGGCCTTGGCGCCGCTGTTGGCAAGTTAGCGATTGCATTTGCTGGCATACAGGCGGTTAAATTTGTTTTTGCTAAGACTGCAGAACTAGAAAGCCAAACCCGCAGCTTGCAGGTATTAACCGGCAGTGCACAAAAAGCTAAGCAGATCATTCAAGAACTGCAGCAACTTGGCGCGGTAACACCGTTTACCAGCACTGAGCTGATTGATGCGGCAAAGCGGCTGCAGGCATTTGGCGTTGAGGCAAACAACGTCGTCGAGACCACTAGAAGGCTGGCCGACGTAAGCGGTGCTACCGGCGCTGAACTGCAGGGCCTAGTGACCGCCTACGGCCAGGTGCAGGCCAAGGGTCGGCTGCAAGGTGAAGAGCTACTGCAGTTCCAGGAGCGCGGCGTAGCGCTGCAGGCAGAACTCCGCAAGATGTATGGCCTATCTGGAGATGAGTTTCAGAAGGCACTAGAGAAAGGCCGCATCAGTGCCAAGGCTGTTGAAGTAGCGATTCAACGCCTAACCAGCGCTGGCGGCAAATACGCCAATGGTGCCATTGCGCAAAGTGATACGTTAAACGGCAAACTATCAACACTGCAAGACTCATTTCAGCGACTAGCCCAGAACATAGGCAGATTCTTTGAGCCTGTTTTCAAGTTTTTACTAGATGGCATCAATGCCTTTCTGGAAAGGGTAAGCAGTGCGTCTGCAATGCAAGCCCAAGCCAGGGCTTATCAGCAAGCAGGCGAACGCACACGTGCAAGATTTGGCGCGCGTGTAATGAATCCGTTTGATACGGAAGTACAGCAATATAGGCAGCGGCTAGAAAAGTCATTAACTAAAACAGAGATGGGAGCAATTGCTCCATCGTTTAAACCTTCGGGAGCAATTGGCGCTGCACCTAAACTGCTTGCCCCATCCAGCGGTGGCGGTGGCGGATCAAATAAAGCAGCACGTGAAGCTGAACGTGCTGCTGAGGCTGCCGCAAAAGAGCAAGAGCGCGTGTCGCAGGTGATCCGCGATCGCTTGGCAGAAGGCCAAATGATGCAATTGAGATCAACTATACAAGATCAAATTGCCGCGGCCGAGATGGCCGGCAATGAGCAGCTTGTGATCAGATTAAAAGGACAAGAAAAGCAGCTAGATATTGAATACCGCTACGCTCAATTACTGGCGCAGGAAAAAGACATCAAGGCGCAAGAAGCAATTATCTATGTAGGCAACACCGAGCAAGTTGCTAACCAAAGGGAGATACAGCGCGAGTTGAATCAACTGCAAAATGAAAGTGCGCGTAATCAAATTGCAGCGCTACAGGCACAGGTTGGACTGCAGGCGCAACTGACAGAAGGCCAAAAGCGTATGGAGCAATTGCGGACAGAGTTTGCTCAGCTTGCAAATCTTGAGAGCATCTCTATTACTGCAGCAGATAATATCGGCGGCGCATTTGGTCGGGCGTTCCAAGAGATTGTCAACGGTTCAGCAAGTGCACAAGAGGCACTAGCCAAGATGATGCAAAGCATTGGCGAAAACTTTGTCAATATGGCCGTGCAAATTATTGCGCAGCAAACCACGATGGTGATTCTGGGTACCATCTTGAAGGCCCTAGGCATCGGCGGCGCAGGTGGCGGCGGCTTTTCATATCAAGGCGTGACCGGTAATCCTCTTGGAGCTTCAAACATTACGGGAGGCTTTACGGCTACGCCATTCAGCACCGCCGGACTGGGTTTCCGTGCCAACGGCGGCCCCGTCTCTGCTGGTGCTCCTTACGTCGTTGGTGAGCACGGCCCCGAGCTGTTTGTACCTGGTGGCAGCGGCAGCGTTGTTTCTAATAGCAACTTGCGTAGCGCAATGGGAGCTGCACCCGGCAGCAATGGCTCGCCGGTACTCAATATGAGCTTCCAAACAACCAGCATCGGCGGCGTAGAGTACGTCAGTAGAGAGCAACTAGAGGCGGCCATGGCCGAAACCCGCCGCCAAGCCACACGCGATGGCGCCAGCCGTGGCATGTCCATGACCCTGGATCGCATCAAGCAATCCCCGCAAACCCGTAGCCGCATCGGTATCCGCTGATGGCAACGTTCCCGCCGATCACACCAACAGGCCGCAGCTTCCGCCCTGGCGTGTACCCGCAAAAAACGTACCGCGCCCTTAGCGGTGCAGTCGTCAAGCGCACCTACGGCAATTCGCCCTACGGCGCCCAGCTTGATCTGGAATTTGACAACATCCCAGACGCAACAGTGGTAACCCTGCTGGATCACTACCGCAGCCAAACCGCTGCCAATAGCCGCTTTACCCTTAGCGCCAGCGTTACCTCTGGCATGTCAAGCACCCTGGCAGCCCGCGCTAATGCCAGCATCGACGGCCTACGCTGGGAATATGCCAACCCGCCAGAGGTGCAAACCGTTCGCCCTGGCTATAACAATGTCCGCGTGAGCCTTGCTGGCGAGATCCGCAATCCACGTCTTGACGACTGATGGACATCCGCATCTGTCAGTTCTTTGATCTGACCACCAGCAACGGCAACCGGCACCTGTTTCAGAACTACTACGCCAACGAAAACAAGACCTACGGAGGCCGCACCTACTCGTTCGCTCCGTTCCGCGCTGAGGGTGCCATCGCCAGCCTCAACGGCGAGAACAACATCCTGCAGATCCTGTTTCCCAATCTGGAGATCGGTGTTGTCATGCTCCAGGCCGGCGACGGCAACCGCCTAAGCACACTGGAGCTAACCACCGTCTGGCTCACTGCCGATGGCAGCTACACCAACAACGTGCAGACCGAGTATTACGTTGGCGTCGGCAGCAGCATCAGCGACACCACACTGGAGCTGCGGTTCCGCTCAGCTATTGACAGCGTGACGAGCAACTTCCCCAACCGCATCCTCACCCGCGAGCTGGTGGGACCGTTGCCACTTGACGCTCAGCTTGTGCTGCAGTGATCAACGTCAACGACTTGATCGGACTGACCTACGGATGGGCCCATCGCCCTGGTGACGGCAGCGACCAGACGGACTGCTTCCAGCTGGCCTGCGAGATCCACCGCCGTTTTGGCTTTGCGGACTATTCGCCGCAATTTGACTGGGTTTATAACGATTACACCGACGACAGTTTTCCGCGAATCCGTATGGCCCGCTGGCTGCTGCAAAACGGCAGCCGCCTGACCAATCTCCGGCCAGCCGCCGTCGCCCTGCTGCCCTCCGACGTTGGCGCTGCCCTTGGCACCGTGATGGAAGACGGCAGCACTGTTTTTATTGGTCCGGCTCATAATGTAGTAAGGGCCCAATTGCCAGAAGGCACCGGCCAACTCTTCTGGATGGAGCGATGACCCGCAAGCTGCTGCCCTACGAGCACGACCTCATCGCTGCCCTTGGTGTCACCAAAGAAGAGTATCTAGATTTTCTTGCTGTCCAGCAAGCATATACCGACGCAAAAGAAGGCACAGTTTTTGATGTCCGCAATGATCCGGTCAGCATTGTTCTTGCTGTCATTGGCATCATTTTTCAAGTTGTTTCGGTTCTGCTAACCCCACGTCCCGAGATCCCATCCATCTCAGCAGCTGGTGGCGAACGCCAAACCCGTGAGCAGCGGTTTTCGCCACGGTTTGGTTTTAACAGCGTCCAAGAGCTTGGCAAGTACGGCGACACTGTTCCGCTGGTTTACACCGACCGCTCCAGCAGCGGCAACCCCAACGGCGGCGTCCGCGTCGCTGGTGCCCTGCTCTGGTCTGCTGTCCGCAGCTACGGCAGCAACCAACTGCTGCAGATGTTGATGCTGCTGACCGGTGGCGCCATCACCCGGATCGATCCTTTGAAATCTGCCTTCGGTCAAACGGTCATCACTGACCTGATCGCCCAGAACAAATGGATCTACTTCAACGACAACGCCACTGGTGCATTGCGTTGGATTGATGAGCTGAATTCCACCAGTGACGCCGACCCCACCAAATACGGCGGCGCCAACGACAACCCCTACCGGCTGCAACCTGCCGTCAGCAATACCCGCGTAGACGGCTTCAGCCAGGCGTATTCGCCCAGCAGCTCGAACATCTTCGGCGCTTATAGCCCTGTCCCGATCAACGTCAACACCTACCTACGCAACGAAGCAGGCGACAAGGGCTCTCGCAACATCGAGATCTATGCCAATGGGCAAGGCTTGACTAATAACGGATGGGCTTCTGCTTTGGCATCCATTCCCCTTGGCCAGACACTGCAGCTGCAGTTCAAGTCAACCGGCAACCCGCCAGCAGGCACCGCCTTCGACGATGACCTAGTGCGTAGCGCCATGGACACTCGCCGGACACTGGCCAGCGTGTTTGACGATGCTGGCATCTTCAAGCTGGGCTCTGCTCGTTACCGCATCAGCCGCATCACTGGCACCACCACCGACGAAGGCGATTTCTTTGTTGACCTGGTCTGCATCGAGGCTGGCCGCGCACCATGCCTGCCGTACTCCTATGCCGACATAACGGACACTGCCGCCGATTACAAGTCTCAACCACAGTTCGTCAACAACCAGCAACTCATTGACCAGTTACTGGCCGAAGACGGCAGGAACAGCGTTGGCGCACCAGCAGATGCAAGCCTTCCCGCAGATCAACGGTTTTCCGTCAACACAGCCAACGACCTGTTGCGCTCTGGCCAGATCTGGACGCTTGCAACCAAGACTGGCACAACCTTTGCTCGCGGTTCAACCTTAAATGTGTCCACGCAGTACTACGCCTTCAAGCGCAACCTAACGGACGCGGAAAAGGCAGCCCTAGGTCAGTTCAGCACTGCTCAGGCCGTAGCAACCGTCGGCAGCGACGACCTGTTCTACCTCAAGGCCATTGCCCGCGTCGAAGAGGCGTCATACACAACGGTGTCGCCCTGCAACATTGCCGACATCGCCCTTAAGGCGCAGGTTTACCGCCGCATCTCTGGCAGGCAGCAGACATACGGCAGCGAACGCCGTGCCGGCTATGCCATCAGCGACAACGGCACCCAGCAGCGGGTGTCCATGTTCCTGCTGCATTACCGCATCGCCGGTGGTGCATGGAGCACAGCCCCTGGCATCTTTGCCATCCGCCGCGCAGCTGAGCAGGATAACTTCATCTACATCAAATTCAACGGCGGCGCCACCGCCCAGAACTGGCAGTTTCGATTGGAGCCCGTCGTGGATCCACTGGCCGAAATCGCCAAACACAGCTTCATGCGCCAGTCCAACGGCACTGTCCGGTATTTCTACCTACAGAATTCAGGCAATGCCGCGACGCTGAGCCTTGGCGCTGGTCGTGAGTTGTACTTCACCGGCTTCACGCAAAACAGTCAACCGAGCGGCCTGCCGCCACTGAACGACTCACCCAACGGCACCAACGAATGGGACTGGTTCAACCTTGATGCCGACACCCAACTGCAAACCTCGTTCGAACGCGGTCCCGAGATGGGCATCACCGCCGTTAGCGAGCAACTAACGCAAAATTTTGCATCCACGCTGTACGCCAACTTGGCGCTGATCGGCTTCAACGTGTTCAGCGGCAAAAGCCTGCAGGACATGCGCTCGTTTTCTGCCTTCGTCACTGGTGGCAAACCAGTACGCCGCATCCGCACATCCGGCAACGACGAAAACAACAACACATGGGGCAGCCCGACTTACCGCTACTACCCCGTCACGCCCAACGGCCCAACCAGCTTTGCGCCCGACATCTTCTTAGATACCATCCTCGACGCGCAGGACGGCATCGGCAACTACGCCAAGATCAACGGCATCGACCTGCGCCAACTGGCAATCAGCAAGCGGTTTTGCCAGGCCAATAACCTGTTCATGGATGTGCTCATTGCTGACCGCCAGAACTGGCGCAGCTTCTGGGCGAGCAATGCACCGTTCAGCTTGCTGGAGTTTGCCCGCATCGGCGGCCGCGAAACCCTGATCCCCAGCGTCCCCTATAACCCGGCCACTGGTGCGCTTCAGCGCCAGATCCAAGTGACCGCTTTGTTCAACCAAGGCAACATCCTTGAGGACAGCTACAAGGAAGAGTTTCTGGACTACGACGCCAACGTCCAAGACATCATCGCCACCATCATCTACCGCGCCCTTGACAGCAATGGCACCTTTGCCGTCAACCGCTCGATCACGGTGCAACGCCGCGACACCAACGCAGCCAATGCCATCTTGCAGTCATTCGACGCATCAGCTTTTGTCACCAGCGAGGCCCAGGCCATCCTGTTCGGCAAGCTGATGTGCAACACCCGCCGGCACGTTCGCTCGGCCATCGAGTTCAAGACCTATCCCACCACAAGCCCGATCTCCCCTGGCTCGTACATCTATGTGGACATCGGCCACAACGCATGGGACGGCATCACCACTGGCGTCATCGGCCCTGGCGGCAAGTTGAATGCCCCGGTGGATAATGTCGCCCGCAACGGCAGCTACTCGTTCCTGCTGTACCAAAGCGGTAGCGGCGTACTGCAAACCACCGCCACCGTGAGCAATGGCGTTGCGCCAGCACTGGCACCACGCGAAGGCTGGCTCTATGTCATCGGCACCAAGGTAAAATCCCGTCGCGTCTACCGCGTCAACGAGGTGCAGATGGACGAGGAAGGCGAGGTGACTATCCGCGGCACAATTTTCCCCTGTGATGCTGCTGATAACTCGCTGATTGCAGATTTCAGCGACGGCCTGTTTACTATCCAACGCTAGACTGACACCATCAAGCTACGCCTACCATGGCCTTCTTTACCGGGCGCACTGGTGCGCTGTTCCTGACCTCTGTCGGCAGCGGCGGCGTTAGCCCCAGCGTTACCGAGCAAGCCCTGAAGCTGCGTGACTGGTCACTGGAGACCAGCCTGGAACTGCTCGAAACCACAACCGTCGATACCGCCGTCAAGAGCTATACCCCTGGTGCCGTCAGCTCGACCGGTAGCGCCACTGTCCTGTACTACCGCCGCGAAGGCACCACCAGCACCGAGCCCGGCGTTCAGTTCGACCAGTTCCTGAATCGCATCATGAAGACCAGCACTGCTGGTGTGACCGAGTCCGACCGTGTCGGCATCGTCCTGCGCGTGGGTCAGACCGCTGGTTTTGCGGACATCAAGGACGACATCGCCTTTAACGCCTACATCACCAGCGCATCGATGCAGGTGTCCACCGGTGAGCTGTCGTCGGTTGCAATCCAGTTCACCGTAGATGGACCCTTCCGCGAACTAATTGACGCATGACGTACTTCCTAGGGCAGTACGGCAAGATCAAACTTCGCCGTAAAGCAGCTGGTACATTTATCAGCTCAGTTCTGCCTGCAGACGTCAATACCATCCTCAACCGCTTTGGCTTTGACGGTTCCGTCGAGAACATTCTCACGGGCGACCAACTGGTCATCACCACAAGCGACCCACGCGGCCTGGATTTCCTGCCGCCTTCGACTTGGCCAGATGGCGAAGGCGCAACCTTGAATCAGGTTGTTGCCTACTGCAATATCAACGCAATCGGTGGCATCCGCTTATTTGAAACGTTCAGCGCTGCAATCAACAACGACCGCAGCGTTGAGTATCCGGTAGAAGCTTTTACGGGCGATGCAATCGAGATCTCTGTGCAGATCTACGGTTCCGTCGAGCGCGTCCTTGGTGATGTCCGCAGTTACACGTTCAACACTGACCGCGAGTCGCTGGAAACCACGACGATGTCAGACCGCTTCAAGCGGATGTATTCGGCTGGCTTGATCAGCGGCTCTGGCTCAATCGACTGCATCTTTAATACCAGCAACAGCGGCCTGGTGGAGAATCCGCTGCTGATGCTGCAACTAATCAACCGCACCGACATCGGCAGCGAGTTTGATTGTTATCTGCAACTCACCGAAGACGACGCCTATCCAACAGCGCAGGATATTTATTACGAGTTCCAGGCGATGATCACGCGCACTGGAATTGAGGTAGCGCCTGACCAGACCATCAACTGCGCGATTGACTTTGTTACCACTGGCGAGATCAAGTTACTGATCGGTGAGCCGTCTGGTTACATCCTCAAGGAAGACACCGACCGCCTGCGCCTGCAGCAAAACCTTGACTTCCTCATGACTGAAGTCACCGACTAAACTGCTAGAAGACTTTTTGCTGTAGCCGGAGCTGGCGCATGGCTGACCAGAGAATTACCCAGCTCACGCGGCTATCCGAGGCGGACGTCGCGGACATCGATGTCCTGCCCATCGTAGATATCTCGGCCAGCGAGACCAAGAAAGTTACCGCCAAGGACCTGTTCGAGGCTGGTGCAGCCCTGGCCGATAGCGCCAGCATTGACCTGGTCAAGCTCAACCAGAGCAGCACCACCAAACTGGGCACCGTCTCGCTTGCAGACGATGCGATCACAGCGGCCAAGCTAGCCAACGACTCCAGCATCAATTACGGCCCGACGGCACCGGCCTCGGACAATTTCGAGGGTCGCGGCCATGTCAGCAGCAGCACCAAATACCTGAGTGTCTGGGACGGCAGCGCCTTCCAGCAAGTCATTGCTCCAACAGCCGGCATCGAAGACCTGGCGGTCACGACCGGCAAGATTGCTGCCAACGCAGTCACCACGGCCAAGATCGACGCCGCTGGCCTTGGCACAGCCGCCATCGCCAACAGCGCAGTCACGACCGCCAAGATCGCTGACGGCAACATCACATCAGCCAAATTCCAGGCTGGTGCTGTTGACGCAGCCGCCATTGCGGACAATGCCGTTGGCGCGGCAGAACTGGCCGACGACGCGGTCGATACCGCTGCCATCGTCAACGCCGCCGTCACCGAGGCAAAGATTGCCACTGCTGCGGTCACCAATGACAAGCTCGGCACTGGTGCGGTCACCAACGTCAAGATTGCCGACACCACGATTGCTTACGGCAAGCTCGACCTAGCCGACGGCAGCGTCCCCGGCGCCAAGATCGCCGCCGACTCGATCACGACTGCCCAGATGGGTGCTGGCTCGGTCGGCACGGTCGAGCTGGTTGATGATGCCGTCACCACTGCAAAGATCGCGGACGACGCCGTCACCGCTGACCAGCTAGCCACTGGCTCGGTCACCGCTGATGCCATTGCCGAGAATGCCGTTGGCGCCATCGAGCTGGCCGATGATGCCGTCGATACGGCCGCCATCGTTAATGCCGCTGTCACAGAAGCCAAGCTGGCAGGTGGCGCCGTCACCGAGACCAAGATTGCTGACAGTGCGGTCACGGTTGGCAAGATTGCCGACACCCAAATCACCTACGCCAAGCTGAACCTGGCTGATGCCAGTGTCCCCGGCGCCAAGCTGACTGGTGCATCGGTCACCACGACGCAGATTGCCGCCGACGCAATCGCCACCAGCCAGATCATCAACAGCGCTGTCACCACAGCGAAGATTGCTGACGACGCGGTCACAGTTGACAAACTCGGCGCCGGTGCCGTCGATACCACCGCCTTGGCCGACTCGGCCGTAACGACCATCAAGGTTGCCGACGACGCAGTCACCTATGCCAAGGTCCAGAACGTTAGCGACACCGACAAACTGCTGGGTCGCTCCAGCGCTGGTGCCGGCAACATCGAAGAGATCACCTGCACCAGTGCCGGTCGTGCATTGATCGCTGGTGCCAGTGCAGGCGACCAACGCACAACGCTGGGCCTAGGCAGTCTTGCCACGCAAAGCGGTACGTTCAGCGGCACCCATTCCGGTACCAGCAGCGGTACTAACACCGGAGACCAGACCATTGCGCTGACCGGCGACGTAACCGGCAGCGGCACTGGCACCTTTGCGGCAACGATTGCTTCCGATGCAGTCACCACTGCCAAGATCCTTGATGCCAATGTCACCACCGGCAAGCTGGCTGCTGGTGCTGTAACCGGCCCCAAGCTGGCGGCCGACTCCAGCACGGTGGTCAGCGGCAACGCCCCCAGCGGCAGCGGTGACTTTGAAGGCCAAGGCTGGATCAACACCAACACCGGTCTGAACTACGTCTGGACTGGTGCCGATTGGCAGCAGGTGGCTGCACTGCAGACCATCACGTTCAGCGACACCACTCCGCTGGCGTTCACGGTCACCAAGCCAAACAATTTCAGCGCAACGATCACCACCAGCCTCGATAACCAAACGGCTGGCACGGTTTTTGCTGCCCCGGCCACTGGTGCTGCATCGGCGCCCACATTCCGCGCACTGGTTGCAACCGATCTGCCCATTGCCGTCAGCGGCACCAACGGCGCTGTCCAGCCTGGCACTGGCTTGACCGTCACCGGTGCTGGCGTGCTGAACCACAGCAACAGCGCTGCGACTGGAACCTTCACCAAGGTCACCATCGACGCCCAGGGGCACGTCACCACCGGCACCAACCTGCTTGCCTCGGATGTCCCAAGCCTGGACGCCAGCAAAATCACGACTGGCACGTTTGGCTCGGCATTCCTTGCTGAGAACAGCGTCACCGCTACCCAGCTGGCCGACTACGGTATCGCGCAGGTCAGTGAGACTGCACCAACGCCTGAATTTGCCGGTCAGTGGTGGATCAATCCATCCGACCGCTCGGCCTACATCTGGGTTGGTACCGTCTCGCCTGTCCCTAACGGCTACTGGTTGCTGGTCGGTTACGGCAGCCCGACTCAGCTCAACTTGCGCTTCGGCGGCACCTACAACGCCACCACCAATACCGTTGTCACGCTGAACCAGTACGGCGTTGAGGCTGGTCTGGTCATCGGCCAAGCGCTAGGGGCGCCAAACCCACAGAACAA